GGTAGTGACCACCCATTTAGGATTACCATTTTTCTCAACACTAACAACTTTAATTGGCCAAAGATTATTTCCATTTTGTTCAACAATTGTTGTGTCGTTAACCATAGGGTTATCAACGTTCTTTTGAATCTTTAACTCATTTTTAGGGGGAGTTGTATGTTCATTAATATTAAGGATAATATAAATTCCCATGATTCCAAAAAAAATTAATGCGATTATAAAGAATCCAAACATAAATTTATTGAGGTCAAAATTTTTCATACCACAAATGTAAAACAAAAAACCCGATTTATCAAACCGGGTTTCTTTTTTTTAGATATTCTCTTCTTCAGATGGTGGAGTTTCATATCCATCATCCGCCAAAGGTTCCTCATATGGTAGAGGTTCTTCATAAACCATTGGTTCGGATTCAGATACAACTTCTTCCTTTTTAACAATTACAATTGGTTCTTGTGTCGGTCTTGGAGTTGTTGGAAATTCACTTACATTTGATAAACTACTCCCGTCTTCTTCATCAACCTTTTGGATTAACATCTTATCTCTATCTTCAGAGTTAAACCAATAGTCAACAACCTTATTCAAGTTACCTACAAAGGCTCCAAATAAAATCAACAACATTTCTTTCCAGTTTTCAGCAATCTCGACTTGGAACATAACTGCCATATTGATACCAAAAATTATGAAAAAGAACAAGAATAAAATAATCCCTGTAATTTTCCATCTATTAGATTGCATTTGTTGCAACATATAATAGAAACGATTTTTATCTTCCACCTTTACATAAGGTGTTTCTCCAAATAACATTTTTTTAAATCTACTCATTTTTTTATTTTTTAGGTTTATTTATCATCTTTGTTAGGACTTGTCCCATATTTTACACCAAGTATTGTTCCGACAATACTGAAACTATTTGTTAATAGAATTCCAAACATATTACTCCAAGTGGAGCCGATGATGTCCGTATCCATTCCTATTGACATAGAATACACATAAATCCCAGTAGTTATCCCTCCAACACCAATGATGACATACAAGGCAACCTTAACAATATTATTTATCAACTCAAATTGAGTTTTCTTTTGAATTAAGTCCAAGTTGTTCTCAGCTTCGTTCTTTGCGTTTTCCGCTGTCAATCTTGCTTGTTCTGATTTTAACATTTCATCTTGTAGCTTATCAGTTAACCTAATGTTTTCTTGTTTCCATTCATTAAGTTCAATATTCTGAGCTTCAAAAGTTAATTTAGCATTTTCAACATTACTCAAAGTTTCTTGGAGTTCTTCCATCATTCTCTGGTTTTCCCCATTAAGTTTGGTAAGTTCAGCATTTTGTGTCTGAACCTGTTTTGTCATTTCAAGTCGTTTTCGTCTTGTTGCAACATCTTTTTCAGAACATTGTTTTAAATACGCGGCGAACTCCTCATCACCATCAGCATCAATGAGTTTAACAATATTACCTTCCAAACCAATGTTTTTGGTTTTGAGAAGTTCTATCAGTTCTTTCTTTGTATTTTTATCAATTACCATTACTTATAAACTTTGAAAGGTTGTGTTCTATTTTTGAAACCTTCATAATCTTTTTTAAATTCTTCCAATCTTGGTTCAATCTCATCTGATTTAATAATCCAGAACTGAGCTCCAGCTTGGACCGCTTTTGCTTGTTCATCAGGTTCATTACTTGATGATATGATTCCGATGACTACATGGTTACCATACTCAAAGTTAATCTTTCTAATAAGTTCAATACCATCAAAGGATGAACCTATAATGTTTAAATCCACAAACACACACTCCGGTCTATTGGTGGGGTCTTTTTGCCATTCAGCAAATAGTTTAGCCGCCTCGTCCGCACTATCTAAACTTCTTAGTGATAATGTTATGTCCAACAAGGAACAGGAATCTTCAAAAACTAAATGAAAAAGATTTTCATCATCAACTAAAAGAATTGAGTCTATCATTTTTTATACATATTTAAAATTTATTTTATTTTGTCTTATTTTTTGTTTAAAGTTAGAATACCCCATACCTATTGAATATGCAGCTTCTTTCAAACTATCATAGTAAATACCTGTAAAAGTATTCATAACCATTTTTGATTTTGGGTTTTCACCTAAAAGTTTTTTACCTTTTTTTGATAAACTCATTTTCAATTTACTATCTTCAGAAAATTTTAATCCTTTATTCCAACTACTTCTACCCTTTGAGTTTTCTGAAATTTTTAATTTACTCTCCTCACTCATTTTTTTACCAATTCTAAATTGTCTGATTTTATCTCCGTGACCTTCAGGTTTTTTAGTTCCCTTCATTGATTCGCTTTGTCTTTTTTTTGATTCTTCTGTTCTTTGTTTACCTCTGTTACCCTTACCTAACAAATGTCTTGTTTCTTCGCTAATAATTTTATTTAGAGTCCCTTCACCACCATCTGTCATATTTGATAATATCCCAGTCTTATTATTAATTCTTCCGTATTTTTTTATTAGCTCTTTTTCTAATTCACAAGCAAACCCCCAATCAATATTATCAGACACAATTTCAACTATAACCTCAGTTTTTTCTTTAATTCTGTTCCAAATTTCATTTCTTTCTGAAAATTTATTAGCACGATAATAATCAGAATCACTCCCAATACCAATATAAAAAACTTCATTTTTATCTACTCTGATATGTCTATAAACGTATGCCAATTATTTTATTTTTATTTTCATTTTAGTTCCTGTCTCAATTTTTTCACAGGAGAGTTTATAACCATGTTCTTCTAATATTGCAACACAAATGTTTAACCCCAACCCTTTCTCATCTTCACTAAACTCTTTCTTTGTCGCATATTTTTTAAGATGTTTCTCAAATTGTTTCTGAGAAAAACCTTTACCATTATCCTCTACGATTATATAATCCTCGTCCAAATAAATTTTAACTTTCTTATCCTGACTATCATTATATGTTAGTCCGTTTTTAATTAAGTTCTCAACCGCATTACAAAATAAAATCTCATTAACTTCTAATTGACCTAAATCAGATATCTCAACCTGAGAACTATATGAATTGGGTGAAATGTATTTCCATACCAAGTCCTTAACATCAACCATAGTTTTATTTAATACTACATTTTGTTTAACAAGATTGGTAAATTCGTATACACTTTTATATACTCGTTGGGTGTGGTTAAGACCTTCTTTAACCATCTTCAAAGCTCCTTCAATTTTTAACTTTTGAATGTCCTCAGTGGTCAATCTTTTCTCTAATGAACTAATACCTCTTGGCATATATGTGTTAATACCTGAGTGCATATCATGTCGGATAATTCTCGCAGCGTGTTCCAAATAACTATTTTTCTTATTAATCTCATCAAGTTGTTTTTCAATTTCAACATCCTGAACCTGTATTCTTTTTCTTTGCAATACAACCGCAACAACAAGACCAAGTAATGCAAGACCAGCAAGAGCAATGTAGAGATACTTTTTAAGTTTATCTTGTTCTATCTTTAATTCATCATTTTGACCTATTAAGTTTCCGTTTTCATCTTTCAACTCACCTTCAGTTAAAGTCAAATTGATAATACTCTTTTCTTTCTCTAATACAGTTAATGCTGTTTGTTTTGTTTTAATAACTTCTTGGTTCGCCCGTTCCTGTATTAATCTTTCAATCTCACTCTTTAATTCATTAATCTTATTGTCAATTTGAGCTAAAACATTTTTTAAATCTTCTTTGGGTAAATCTTCATACGATTGTGGGAGTTCAGTCATAAACTTAACATCACCCTCTAATTGTTTTATATCTTCTTCAGTTAACTCCTCTTTTAATGGTTCGGGGTCCGGTTCAGGAGCAATCCATTTTGGTATTATCTTCTCAGGAAAAATGTCATTAATATTGAACGACTCTAATACAATGCTATCCTTTTGTTCATTAGGATTAACCCAACTAGGTCTGATACTATAATCCGTAGTGTCTTGGGAATAAGAACTAATAGACAATAAAATGAATGTGGCTAATACAATATTTTTCATTTGTCATTATCTTTTTTCTTTTTATTCCAGTCACCTCTATACTTCCAAACCCTTCTATTCTCCTGCTCTTTTATAGTTAGAAGTTTAATTCTCATATCACTTCTAAACTTCCAAAAGGCCAATTCACTTAAACCGTATGTCTTAATAAATTCCAAATATTCTTTATATTCCCTTTCTGACATTTTTACCATAACAATACCGAAATCATCAGTAGTCATATAATATTCTGATAAATCCATGACATATACCGTACTATCGTCAGGATATTCAGTGTAAATAATACTAGGACCTAATGACCACTTCCATAAACTATCAATTATAGAATTAACCTCATCATTAATCTCGTCTTGCTTATTATATTCCAATATAATATTGGACAAGCTATCAATCACACAATTTTGTTCAACAATTATTTGATTTAATTTTTCAATTTCAATCTCTTGTTCTTTATTCTTCTTGGTAAGTTCTTTAACCAATTTTGAATTTTTCTCAATCATTAGATTAATCTTCTCAGATTGTTGAACAGTCAATATGATTACAGAATCTCCTTTGAATATCGTTTTAATCGGATACTGACTATACCCAACAAAAGACATTAACATTAAACTGATTAACAATAATAACTTTTTCATTTGTATTTAATTTTCATTTTAGTTCCTATTTCATTTTTCTCACAGGTAATTTCAAATCCGTGTTCTTTAAGAATTGCAACACAGATATTCAAACCTAAACCACTTCCACTTTCTTTCTGTCCCTCTTTTCTTACATATGGTTTAGATAGGTGTTCAAAATCTTCCTGAGTGATACCTCTACCATTATCCTGAATGTAAATTGAGTTTTCATCAGAATATATTTTAACAAACTTGGTGTCTGAGTCATTATACTTTAATCCATTACGGATAAGATTGTCCACCGCAGTGCAGAATAAAGGTTCGTTAACTTCAATCGTTGGTAAACTTTCGTCTAACTTTACTTGACTGATATATGCAGTAGATGACAAATAATCGTGAAGGATATCTTTAATATTACATTGTTCTTTATTAAGAACCGCATCCTTTTTCACTAGATTGGTAAATTCATAAACCCCTCTATAAACTTTCTGTGAATGTTTGAGTCCCTCTTTAATCATTTTAAGTGGAGCTTCAATTTTAAGATTGGCAATATCTTCATTAGTTATTCTTCTTTCTAATGAACTAAGACCTCTTGGCATATAAGTGTTAATACCAGAGTGCATATCGTGTCTTAATATCTTGGCAGCGTGTTCTAAATAAGTGTTCTTCCTATCTAGTTCAACAGATTGTTCCATAATTTTGGTAACATCTTGTCTAATTGATGAGAACCCTTCTAACTTCCCGTCCTCATCAAAACGAGCTCTAATGTATGTATCAACCCAGTAATGACTACCATCTTTTGCTTTATTACAAACAATATCATTCCATATCTCACCCTTCAATACCGTCTTATACATATTTCTCCAATACCCATCGGGTTGTAATCCCGAATTAACTATTGAGTGGTCTTTACCTTTAACCTCTTCTAACTTATATCCCGATACTTTTTCAAACTTTTCATTAACATACGTAATTCTACCCTTCTCATCCGTCATTGAGACAATCGTAGCTCTGTCAATAAACTTATCCGTTTCGGACATTTCTTTTTTTGTTTCACCAAAAACTAAATTTGATACGGTTTTAAACAGTAAAGAGATTTTGGTATTTATTTTCATATTTGATAAATATGTCAAAACACCTATTAGTTCATACTAATTATCTCCCATCTTCCATCAAAATGTTCAACAAGACAAGTTGAATTTTCACAGAAATCTCCTGAGTTCATATAGTCATTATCTATCTTTGGTTGGTGGATATGCCCGCAAACTGCAACGTCATATCCTTTTTGTTTTGCAAGAGCAATCGCGTTTGTTTCAAAGTCAGACACAAAATTAATCGCACCTTTAACAGATTGTTTAATTGTATTCGCCAGTGAGTGATATGGTAAGTTAA